TTACATATTGTCTAATTCCGAAAACGCTTTAACGACACTTAACAAACGGTCATTTTTATCCATCTTGTCAATCTGCTTATAAAAATCGAGACCTTTCTCTGCAGATATGATAATCTCCTGAACATTTGGAGAAAAGCTCTGCAAATATGCTTTAAAATTTGCAGCCAAGTTGTCGGCATCATTAATTAACTCTGCAAGTGTAAACTCACTGGTATTGTAGAACTGAAATCCAGAAATACGATACATTGCCTTTGCCGGATAGTTCGGGTTTGCTTTGAACTGTGCCACCACCTTGTCCTTGGTCGGTTCCAGTGCACATTCAAAACGTCTGATGATAACCATAGGAATGATTACATCCTTGTATTTATCACTCTGGTATGTACCACGCAGTTTATTTGCAATGGACCAGATAAAATTGACCTCTGTTGATACATCAATAGGGGAATCATCCCACATTGCATCGATAGTCTGCTTTTGTGCCATTATATTTTCCTCCAATCAAGCTAAGAACTTCTTAGTCATTGTTAATTTTATATATTTAGGTGTCCAAAAATCGGGACTTAGTCCTCGATTCCCATCATCATCTTATAGTGCTGTTCCTGATGCATGGCAGTAAAAATCAACTCAAACACTTTTTTGCACTGTTCCACATCACTGCCATCATCAATATAGTTGAAGCCATCACTTATAACAGCTGGACCGTCGTTCATATATGTGAGCATACTTGAAGCAAGGTTGTACCGGTCATAATTCGCCTTCTGTCCTTCCACTTCATCCACAAACAACGGCTTATTCTGTTCCAGAACAATCTTGTGAAGGTCGTTTCCTTCGTAGCCACATATCTGAATAAAGTAGTACTCAAGAATATGTCGGATTACATTCTTCACCGTATTTGCTGTTTTCAGTTCCTTATATTCATCCCACAGAGCAGCATACGAGTTTTGAATTGGATTATAGTTCTCTTGCTCGGTAGGTACTCTCTGACTCTGACGCACACAAAGTTTAACTGAAGAAATGTTTTCTATCTTACGAATCATATAGAACGAAACGCTGTGATATCTCTTTGCTTGGTGATGCGTAATTTCCTTATGGAAATAAACATTGTGAGTCAGAATGAAAATCTGCTTAATATAGTCGCCGTCGACTTTATGGCTTCGATAGTCCGTATTGTTGTAACAAACCTCAATCATCTCTCTGACCAGAGCACTGACGATGAACAATGCTCCACTATCCATACTGGATACCGGGTCATCAATAACAACAATTTTATCTTTTACAGCTTCGCTGCTAAGGCTTCCTTTCACAAGGTGATAGTAATACAGGAATGCAATAAAGTTTCTTTCACCTTCGCTCAGTTTTTCTGCAACAGTTCCATCCGGTCGAATAACCTCATATGTATTTGCTACTCCGTCCTTTGCACGAAGATGGAAACCTTCAAAACCAGAATTATCAAGCAGAACATTGATACTATCGATAGTGGCCTCAGTATTCACAATCTGTTTGTTTAGCTCATTGGCCTCTTTCTTCTTAGCAGTAGCATCCTTTTTTAACTGCTCCATTTTATCTTTCAATACTTTTATTTCAGCATCCAAATCAGTCAGCGCTTTGTTGTACGCAGCTACATCAGCTTTCAAGAGCTCTGCAAGATACTCCCACACCTGCTTTTTGCACAAACCCTTCTTTGTTTTGAGATCACTGACAATCTCGTTGTTTTCCTTGATTTTCTTATTAAACCCATCAATCAGCGTGCCAATCTCAATCAGCAAACTATCGGTATCTTCCAACGAGGCAATCGTTGTAGGTTCTTTAATCTTTGCTGCAATTCTCTGTCTATTTATAGTAATAGCATCTACGAGAAGCTGTACCTTGACCTCATATTCTGACAAGTCCAATCCTGGCATAGCAGCAGATACATTACCTTCCAGCGTTGCTACAACAGAATCCATCTCTGATTCATATGTTCTTTGAAAAGCATTAATCGCAGAGATATCATCCTGATACTGCGCATCGAAGCACGCAGCTATTTCTTTATCAAAATTTAATGGAAGTTTCTGTTGGCAATATGGACATTTTCCATCTGTCTGTCCAGCAAAATGAGTATGACCACTTCTCACCCAATCAGTAGCTTTTAACGCTTTAATAAATTTTGCAAAGTCTGTATCACTGCTGCTGGAGATTGGTTTACTCATCAATTCATATCCGGGCAGAGATGCATAGGTAACTTTGCCTGCCTTAGACAGCATATTGTACTGCTGTGCATCACCTGAAAAAACGGTACCGTATAGAGCTTTTAATTCATCAAAGTTATGAGCGACCGGTGTAATCGCTAAAATCTCTTGAGTAAATAATGCCGCCTTCTTTTTACCCTTGATGGCTTCATCAAATAACGTTCTGGCTTCCGCACTCTTGCTCCAGCAGTCTGATTGAAATGTCGATAAAGCGGTATTCTTATCCGCTGTTTTCTGGTCTATAGCGGCCTTATGTCCGTTATATTCCTCGCCCATTTTCTTGCGTTCTGCATTGAGTGTATCGACCTGCTCTTGAATAGCAATATTAGTTTCATTTACGGTGAATACACCAGCAAGATTTCCATAGTTACGCAAGTTAGCATTTATAAAATCTGTATCATACACAAGAACATCATAGTCAGTTGATGCCTTCCCAGCTTGCCACTGTAAATGCTCATCGTTTGCCTTAAACGTTCGTGCAATGGTAGATTTGCCTGCACCATTCTTCCCATAGAAGAAATTTACATACGTCGGTTCTATAACCTCATTGGAAAATGTGGCATCGTTTAACGTTATTTTTTCTATTGCTGATTTCATTTTAGGGTTCATATACAAATCTACCTCCTGCTTCTATTCTTTAATTTTTCCTTCTCTGACCCATTCATCAACTTCAGAGATTTTGAATTTATATCGTTTTCCAGCTTTATATACAGGTAATTTTCCTTCTTTTATCCAAGTACGGACTGTATCCTGACTCAAACTTAGGTGTTCTGCTACATCTTCAAGGTTTACCCATTTTTCAACTTGCATGTTTTCATATTCTGCACTCATATTATTCCTCCATGTTCGATTCCAGATGAGTGGTTGCGTATTTATAAAGAAAAGACTTGTATCCCAGCTTCCCTTAATACCTCTACTGCATTTATCTTTTTTATTGCCCAGTGCATACGATTCAATTCATTCGTTCCGCTGCAGCCTTCGATTCCGAGTTCAAACCGAAGTTCATTTATTTTCTGCTGTGGTATCCAGTTGAGTATTTGATAATATACTTTGATACCGTTGTCCTGAATTTTCACATCAACAATCAACCCATAAGCTGCATAGTGGTCTGCGTCCGTTTTGCCATAAGCGTGGTTCTCAGTCGCAATAATTGCTGGATAGGTTTTCAACACCGAAATTGCATCATCCGACAAAGTCGCATAAGCTGCTTTCAATTCTTTTGACGTACTTTCCGTTATTGCTCTATCCTTGCGAACAAGGCAATGACAGTACTGAGGATTTAATTCATCATCCCCGACAACCAGAAGATTATAAAAATCTGTATTTAATGTAATGGTATGCGCTGCGCTAGGACTTCCCGGCCTGGGTGGTGCTCCGCCCACCATCATTACACTATAGGTATTATTCACTGCATCCGTATGAGCTACTAACGTATTATTGTTACCGGGCAAATTAAATGTTGTATTCGGTGTTTGCGTTTGCAAAACTCCCGGTTGTGATGGCTGTAATTTATTCTCCATCTTTTTTCTGCCCTCCATAATAATTGTTCGTAATGCTATCGACATGCTGAATGAAGCTATTATTATTTCCAGTCACATTAAAGTTGAAAACCATTTGCTGTTTTGACTTTTCTTCCTCCTGACGAGGTTCTTCATAGACTTCTTCAACAATTATATCATCTGGCGATTTATCGGCTTTATTATCAGCAACATCATCATCTTCAAGCTGAATGTATTTGAGTTTGATATCTACTGGCCAATCGGCACCAATATCTCCTTTGTAAGTCCTTTTTGCTCCACCAGCGGACGGACACCAGGAATCGAATGTTTCAGCCCCAACTACATTATCAACACTACATACCGAATAATGAAATACACCTAATAGAAATGACTGCAAAGGAATTTCTTTCATATTTATGAGTTCTTTTTTCTGCGCTGTTGTTCCATCTTCTTTGATATAGAAAGGTTGGCTATCATCAATGCAATTATCCAACGATATTAGTTCGACGAGTGCTTTCACGAGCAGCTCGTCTTTTTTTATATCTCCTCCAGCATCAATGAAGTCATCCACAAAGCGGCACATTTTTCTCAATGTATCCACATACTCGTTCTTCACTCTTTCGTCAAAAACTCTCAATGCCGTTTTATCACCGAACGGGAAGTAGCCTCCGCCTGCATTCTTGCATTTCTTATATTCTGAAGCGTTACCCTGAATTGTTTTAATTTCAGTCGGCATTGGTGTCGCTAAATCAGAACGTATCACTCTGGCCAAACCTATCAAAGTTTCATATTCAGTTAATCCATCTTTTTTTCCTGCGTAGTGTTCATTTGCACCCAGCAGTTGCTTTCTAGCCTCTAAAAGCAAGGTGAAAAACGTACCGCCACACAGTCTTAAATTTTCATTTTTTGTCATTGATTGTCCCTCTAACCAAATTTACCTACTCAACTTACTCAACTGTGAATGGCAGGCCTACTCAACTTACTATTTTCTAGCCCTGTGAAAAGCCACAGGGATTTTTTGATGTTTGTCGGCCGTTGAATCTGATGAATATAAACCAGAGCAAACCCCAACAAACCCTATTAAATCATTATAACACTTTTCGACATTATTTTCAATGTAGCGAGTATGAACGAACAATAAACTCTACAGCGAAATATGCCCGAAATCTCTGTTTCCACCTGTGACTGGTCACAAATCTATGCCAATCACAGGAGGTAAATGTTATGGCAAACAAAGACAATCAGAGTAAAGAGTATCGTATCTACATCAAGGAATCCAAAAGCTGGGTGGATGTAAACAAGGAATTCTATACGAACTACTATCGTGACATCAACGCCTATCGCAAACGTCAGCAAGAGCATGGCCGCTGTGTCTGCCCTGCAAGCAAGCGCTACTTATGCGACATGGATTGCTTAACCTGTCCTTATGCCAAAGCTGGCGATCAGCTTTCTCTCGACAACACCATTAGCGACAGTGACGGAAACGAAAAGAGCTGGCTCGACGATGTTCCGGATGAATCTACAGCTATCGCTGAAGTGTTGGAGGATGCAGAACTTCTTCATGCTCTCTATGCAAAGCTGAATGAGCTGGATCCGGAAGGTCGTCTTATCTGTCAGCTTATTATGCAGGGAAAATCTGAACGAGACTGCGGAAAGGAAATGGGCCTCTCTCGTAATACCTTTGTATATCGTAGGGACAAACTGTTCAAGAAGCTCCGTTCCGAGCTTAAGGACTACATCTAATATGAATGGTCGTCCTCTGATTCTTCAGAGGACGATTTTTCTTTTCAAAAAAGTTTCTTAAATTTTTTCGGCCAAACGGCAATCTCACCTCCATTGAGTAGTGTAAGGCGAAACAAAGCGACCTACAGAAAGTGAGGTGAACATCGTGAATCGAACTTTTCACAACAGAAGCGGCACTGTCGCAGAAGTGATTGCTACTCTCACTACAATCAGCCAGGTATCCGCAAGAATGGCAAAGAATCTCAGAATCATCGCCGCACACAGGCAATCCGAGGAAGGAGAAACAGTAAATGTCAAAAATGAACGATATGGCTATGGCCATCGAAGAGCTGAGAAATGCTGCCACTGCTATTAATGATGCAGCAAACTGGCTCGCACAGCAGTTTGGAGAAGAATCCGAAGCCGTTGAAAAAGCAGAAGTCCCTGCCGCTCCTGCGAAACCTACACTGACTCTTGAGGAGGTTCGAGCTGTTCTGGCTGATAAATCTCGTACTGGACATGCAGCTGAAATTCGAGAACTTCTTAAAAAGTACGGTGCAAGCAAGTTGTCACTCGTAGACCCGAAACATTATGAAGCCCTGCTCAGGGAAGCGGAGGTGCTCTAATATGTCACCTAAAGGACATGCAATCCTCTCCGCATCCTCTTCTGACCGCTGGCTCCACTGTCCACCGTCAGCAAGGCTCTGCGAAACCTACAAGGATAAAGGCAGCAACTATGCTGCAGAAGGCTCCGATGCCCACTCTCTTTGTGAGTACAAGCTCCGTAAAGCACTCGGCATGAAAGCTACAGATCCTACCAAGAATCTCGACTGGTATAACGATGAAATGGATGACTGTGCCAACGGGTATGTCTGCTTCATCATGGAGCTTTTGGAAGAGGCCAAGCAGACTTGCTCCGACCCTGTTGTTCTGATTGAACAGCGAGTGGACTTCTCCCGTTGGGTAGAACAAGGCTTCGGAACTTCTGATGCCATTCTCATCAGCGACGGCACCATGCATGTAATTGACTACAAACACGGTCTTGGAATCCTCGTATCCGCTGAGGACAATCCTCAGATGAAGTGCTACGCCCTTGGCGCACTGGAACTCTTCGACGATATTTACGACATCGATACGGTCAGCATGACCATCTATCAGCCCAGACGCCAGAATGTTTCCACCTATGAGGTCAGCAAAGATGATCTCTATCAGTGGGCCGATGAAGTTCTGAAGCCTACCGCAGACCTTGCCTTTGCCGGTGATGGGAACTTCCTGTGTGGTGAATGGTGCGGATTCTGCAAGGCAAAGCATGAATGCAGGGCTAGAGCAGAAGCCAATCTTTTACTCGCACAGCACGATTTCAAGCTACCGCCTCTGTTGGAAGATTCGGAAATCGAAGTTATCCTTTCCCGTGTTGATGAACTGGTCTCTTGGGCCAATGACATCAAGGAGTATGCACTCCAACAGGCAATCAGCGGTAAAGAATGGACTGGCTGGAAGCTGGTCGAGGGTCGCTCCAACTGCAGATATACCAACGAAGACGCCGTATCAAAAGCTGTCGAAGCTGCTGGTTTTGACCCTTACGAAAAGAAACTGCTTGGTATCACAGCCATGCAGAAACTGCTCGGCAAAGCTCGATTTGAAGAGCTCCTTGCAGCCTATATCGAAAAGCCACAAGGCAAACCTACTCTTGTGCCAGAGAGCGATAAACGCCCGGCAATGAACACAGCAAAAAATGATTTTATGGAGGAATATGACAATGAGTAAAAATGCAAAAATGACAAATCCCATGAAGGTTATCACTGGTCCTAACACACGCTGGAGCTACGTCAACGTCTTGGAACCGAAATCCATCAACGGTGGCACTCCGAAATATAGTGTCAGCCTGATTATCCCGAAGTCCGACACAAAGACTGTCGCAAAGATTGAATCTGCTATCGAGGCCGCATACCGTGAAGGTGAAGCAAAGCTCAAGGGCAATGGTAAGTCCGTACCTGCTCTTTCCGTACTTAAAACGCCACTTCGTGACGGAGATCTTGAAAGACCGGATGATCCTGCATACGCTGGCAGCTACTTTGTGAATGCAAATGCAACCTCTGCACCTGGTATCGTAGATGCAGACCGCAATCCTATCCTCACTCGTTCTGAGGTTTACTCTGGAGTCTACGGTCGTGCTAGCATCAGTTTTTACGCTTTCAACAGCTCTGGCAATAAAGGCATCGCCTGCGGCCTTAACAATCTACAGAAGATTCGTGATGGCGAGCCTCTTGGCGGTAAGGCATCTGCTGAATCTGACTTTGCAACTGATGACGACGATGATTTTCTTGACTAATGGAGGTGGCAGACTATGAATACGATCACAATTAGCACAATTCTTGTAAACATCTGTATCGGCTGCTTCGCCTGCGTCGGTCTTACTACTGCAATCTCTATGATTCAGAGTATCATCAACGACCATAAACGTGAAAAGCGTAAGCAGGAAAAGGACAAGCGCGACCTCGAATACCACGAAAAGCGCATGAAAGACTTTAAGTAACTTATCAACCTGCTGGCGGTGGACTCACTGCCGCCAGCACATTTTCTGACAAAAGGAGACAATCTATGAATGAATTTGCAGAAATCTTAAATCTATTTATTGCTAATGTCATCGCCTATACCTTTTTTGCGGCGGTATATGGCTTCATCATCTACAACGTAGGAAAAATCATTTTTTACCTTGTTCGTTATGCTGTATACCACATTCGTCGTGACATCAATAAATATAAATCCAATAGAGATAAACAGTAACACGGCAGGCGGCAGGGATTTCTCTGCTGCCTGTTTTGTAGAAAGGACAATCTCATGAAAACACTTAGTATTGATATTGAGACTTACAGTGATGTGCCACTTCAGAAAACTGGTGTCTATCGTTATGTGGAGTCTCCCAATTTTGAAATCTTGCTCTTTGCCTACAGTGTAGATAGCCAACCCGTTCAGGTCATCGATCTTGCCTGCGGAGAACAGATCCCAAAAGAGATTCTTCTTGCTTTGGAAGATGAAAATGTCATCAAGTGGGCCTTCAACGCTACCTTTGAGCGCATCTGTCTTTCTCGTTTCTTAGGTTACCCGACCGGAGAATATCTAAAACCGGAAAGCTGGCATTGCTCTATGATATGGTCCGCCACGATGGGGCTTCCTCTCTCACTAGAGGGTGTCGGCGCTGTTCTGGGACTTGAAAAGCAAAAGTTCTCAGAAGGTAAAGATCTCATCAAATACTTCTGCCAGCCTTGTGCTCCTACCAAAGCCAATGGTCAACGCACAAGAAACCGCCCTTTCCACGCTCCGGACAAGTGGGCCCTGTTCAAGAAATATAACATCCGTGATGTAGAAACGGAAATGGGCATCCAGCAGAGGCTCGCAAAGTTCCCGGTTTTAGCTCAGGTCTGGGAGGAATATCATCTGGATCCTGATCAGGCGGCTGTCGTAAAAAGGATATTTGCTGATATTCTTTCCGGAAAAAGCACAAACGCTATTGCAGATGAGCTAAACGCAGAAAAGGTTCCATCCAAGAAAAACAATCACTGGACTTCCAGCACTATTCGAGGCATTCTAGCCAATGAAAAATATACTGGAGATGTCATATTTCAAAAGACCTATACGGATGAAACCTTCAATCGGCACACAAATTATGGTGAGGTTGATCAGTACATGGCTCCGGATCATCACGAAGCGATTATCAGTCATTCAGACTTCGACGCAGCAAATGCACTGGTTAATCAACGAACCGCAGAAAAAGGTATTGATAAGCGATTGATGGAAACCACCCATTATCTTGGAGACAGTTTCTATCCTGCTATTATCGATAAGGATACCTACCAAAAAGCACAAGAAGAACGCAAGAGCCGAGCCACAGCACTCGGACGAAATAATAAGAAAACACAAATGAGGAAGCTACAGATACCTACCCGTTTCCATATGGGTGAGGTTGCTGCCCTTTATGACAATCCCGTCAAGCAGGCAGAATATCTGTACAGCCTCATAGAAAGCGAGAGTAAATAATGGGAAATGTAATGTTAATTCCTGCAAGGCGACAGGTTGGAAGTAACGCTCGAAAGCAGGAAGAAGAAAAGCCAAAGCTCCGAGTCGCAGCGTACTGCCGTGTCAGTACAGACAGCGATGAACAGGCTACAAGTTATGAAGCTCAGGTCGAGCACTACACAGAATATATTCAAAAGAATCCGGATTGGGAATTTGCCGGAATTTATGCTGATGACGGTATATCCGGCACCAACACCAAAAAGCGAGAAGAATTCAATCGCATGATTGATGACTGTAAAGCTGGTAACATTGATATGATTATTACCAAATCCATCAGCCGATTTGCCAGAAACACACTGGACTGCCTGAAATACATAAGGCAACTCAAAGACATGAACATACCTGTTCTGTTTGAAAAGGAGTCTATCAACACAATGGATGCCAAAGGCGAGGTTCTTATCACCATCATGGCTTCTCTGGTCCAGCAGGAATCGCAGTCCTTAAGTCAGAATGTCAAGCTGGGATTACAATATCGCTACCAGCAAGGCAAGGTACAAATCAACCACAATCGCTTCCTTGGCTATACAAAGGACGCAGATGGGAATTTAGTCATCGATCCAGAACAGGCCGAAACTGTAAAGCGTATTTACCGAGAATACTTAGAAGGTCTCAGTATGGACAAGATTGCTGCAGGCCTGGAGCGTGACGGTATTCTTACCGGTGCCGGAGGAAAAAAGTGGCACACAAGCACCATCAACAAAATTCTCCGTAATGAGAAGTACATCGGTGATGCCTTACTCCAAAAGACCTACACCACCGACTTTCTAAACAAGACCAGAGTTAAAAATAACGGGCTTGTTCCACAATACTATGTAGAAGGCGACCACGAAGCCATTATTCCAAAAGACATTTACCTGCAGGTACAGGAAGAACTTGTCCGCAGACGAGTGGTAAAAACCAGTGCCAATGGCAAAAAACGAAGCTATAGCTGCAACCACTGCTTCTCACAAATCGTCATCTGCGGAGAATGTGGTGAAATGTTCCGAAGGCTTCACTGGAACAACCGAGGCGTCAAGTCCATTGTCTGGCGCTGCATCAGCAGGCTAGAATCCACCGGGCTTGAATGCCACGCTCGAACCATCAATGAGCTGGTTCTTCAGGATGCCGTTGTCAAAGCCATCAATCAAATGCTTGGTGACAAAAGCAATTATCAGGCACAGCTCCAGCTTAACATTGCCGCAGTCATCCGTGCTTCACAGGCAACTGCCATTGACAGCATTGACGAAAAGCTGATGGCGCTGCAACAAGAGTTGATTCAGAAGGCCAACAGCAAAGAGGCCTACGACGAAATAGCGGATGAAATCTTCAGGCTCCGAGAACTCCGCCAGAAAACAACCGTCGATACCGCCGCAAGGGACGAACAGATAAAGCGAATTAATGACCTGCAGGATTACATCTCACAGCAGACCGCCCCCCTTACTGAATTTGATGAAGCACTGGTTCGACGCTGGATCAAGCAGATCACCATCTGGGATGACCGCATCACAGTTGAATTGAAATCCGGCGTCAGCATTGATGTGGATGCATAACTTCATAAACGCACGAAAACTCCCCACCACTGGATAATTTCCGGTGATGGGGAGCCTTTGTTTTCAAGTTAATTATCATTCTTCGTTGATTTCTTTCTGAGCCAATGTGGTTAATTCCATCATCTTTTGTTGATAAGTAACTCCGTCAATTTCTTCGTCAGCATACTGTCTCATTAATTCATCAATCTGTGCTTTTAATTCTTCTCTGATCATTTGTTCCGCCTCCTTATTTTGTTAATCATCATTTTTTGTAAAATGAGTTATAACCTTGTATATCCCATATCCAACTAGTGCAAGAGCGCCAATAACTAATTTGCCTGTTGAACTATTTTTTAATTCATCAGATATATCCTCCGCAGGCTGTTCTTTTTGGCTATTGACTTTCTTCCAATATGCCTCCGATTCAGCGGCTTTCTCTGATCTGCGTCGACGATGCTCATCAGATGTTTTCTCTCGTATATAACGCTTGTGTTCCACTGAAGTGTCAAGTTCTTCAAGAATTCTTTCATCCCATTCGAACCAATTCCAACCTCGAAATGCATAACCACCGTACCCATTGTCATCGCCTTTCTCAATTACGAATAGTTTCCCTTTCTCTGTTGGATAATAATTTCCGGGCTCACCAGAAAGGAATCCTTCTTCTTTTAATAAGATGTTCATTCCCTCCGCTGTCAAGCCACATCTTTCTCCTAATCGTTTTGCTGATAATGTCAT